AGGAAACCGACCAACGCGCAGGGATCGTCGTTGATTGGGTGCTGACGTGCGAGATCGTCGGCAACGACGGAGAGGTGTGGCTGCACACACTGCGCTCCCACGACTCAACCACGTGGAAAGTGCTGGGCATGGTCGAGGCGCACGCCGGCGATCTGCGGGCAGCGATGCTCGTGAAAGCAGGAGACAGCGATGATGAGTGACATCCAGCGGTACGTCGCAATCGAAACCGACATCGCTTCACGGGCTGTCGTCGGGGACAAGGAGTACGCCGGATGCGTTGATGTCGTCACCTACGCCGATCACCTTGCCGCTGTCGCAGCAGCCCGAGCGGAGGAACGCGCTGAACTGTTCACGGGTGACGATGTGTTCAGGGCTGCCGCTAAGGGCATCACTCACGGCAAGCGGCGGGGTCGTGAACAGGGCCAGCGTGACGTTCTCGCCAAGGCCATCGCAGCGGTGGAGGCATTGGGCCACGGCGACCCTTGCGTCTGCGAGTGGTGCCACAACGTGACGGTGGTAATCGCCGCGATCAAGGGAAGTGACAGCGATGAGTAGTGATTCCATGCGGTGCGCGATCTGTCATCAGGTCGTGGATTACTTCGGGGAGCGGCTGCTGCATGTCTACCCGCCAGATACCCGTAACGGCGATCATGCGGCAGTCAAGGCGGCCAGCGATGCCAACTGACAACGAAATGCGCCAGCATGAGGCCGAGCACAGCTACCAGATGCGGCCCGGGGCCAGGGTCAACCTCGTGGCGATGCTGCGCGAGCAGGCGTCATGAGCTCCGAAATCCTCAACGCCACCATGAACGCCGCCCGCATCGCCAAGGAGACCGGCTACCAGCAGGGCCGCAGAGACGCAGCGCGGGACCTACGGCAGTGGATCGGGGATCACCACCGCCCGATCAAGGGCATCGCGGACGTTCCCGTCGATGAGATGTACGACGTCGTGGAGGGGAAGCTGGCCGGCCCGCTCAAGGTCGAAAGATGATCGCCGTCGAGGGTCGGAAAGAGGACTCACTGATCGCCCTGGCGGACCTGATACAGCGCCTCACCAAAGGCTGGACCGACCACATCCCCGTCATCGTCCTGGGCAGGGTCATCACCAGGACCATCACCTACCCGGGACTCCTCGAGCAGCTCGAAGCGGCACTGTATGAGTCCACGCCGACAGACACATCAAGCAGATCGATACCCGACTCCACGCCACCCGTCCCCGAGCCGCCCTTCGACGTCCTCCTCGCATTCCACGCCTTCCAGCACACCGCACCCAAGCCCCTGACCCAGCTCGTCGGCTGGGCCTCCACCGCACCCCACCCCACTGCCGCGGCGCTCGTCGTCGAACTGTGGGCGTTGACCCGCCGTGCGGAGATCGTCCTCGGGCACAGGTACGCGCCACGGTCCATCGAAGGGGCCTGCCCCGCCTGCGACGCCACCCGATCCCTGCGCGTCAACATGACCGACCACGGCCCGATCGACGCCTACTGCACCAAATGCGACGCCGTCTGGGACACGCCCGACCTGGGCATCCTCGCTCGCATGCTCGAGGTGAGGTAATGTGCGGGTTGAGGAAGTGTGCCCCGAGCCGGAAGGCCGGGGCATTCGCATGAACCACGTGGTCATCGACGGCGTCGCCTACGTCCCTGCCACCACAACCCGGGCCAGCATCGGTGTCGCGATCACCACCCGGAACCGGGCCGACGTGTACGCCCGCACCCTGGCCGCCTGGCAGCAGCACCTGCCCGAAGGTGCACGAATCTTCATCATCGACGACGCCTCTGACATCCCTGTCACAGGCGCTGATCACAGGTTCTCCACACGTGTGGGAATCGCCAGGGCGAAGAACAAGTGCCTCGAGCTGATGCACAACGCCGGTATCGAGCACATGTTCCTCACCGACGACGACACCTACCCCCTCACCAGCAACTGGTGGGCGCCCTACGTCGAATCACCCGAACCGCACCTGATGCACGTGTTCCCCGACCGCAACGGCCCCGGCGTCATCGCCCACGACACCCGGCACGTCGCCTACACCGATCCGCGTGGCTGCCTGCTGTACGCCCATCGCAGCGTCCTTGCCCGGGTCGGCGGGATGGACCCGATCTTCGGGCAATGGGGGCATGAGCACGTCGACTGGTCACGGCGTATCCACAACGCCGGCCTGACGACATGGAGATTCGCCGACATCACCGGATCCGGTGACCTGATCCACTGCCTGGACGCCAACAAGGAAGTCGAACGGACCGTCCCGCTGAAGGAACGACAGCAGGCGATGGCCAGGAACACGCCCATCCTCAACGCACGCACCGGATGCGCTGACTACGTCGAATACCGGGAGCAGCGAGACGTCGTCCTGACCTGCTGGCTTCGAGCACGGGACCCGCAACGCAAGGGCAGAATCGACCAGACACCACTCGAGTCGATCATCGCGCCACTCGCGGGGAGCGTGAAAGACGCCGACCTGCACGTCATCACCGACGACAACACCGACGACCTTGACCTGAACATCTACCTCGCCCGCTGGGTTCACTACTGGCAGTACCTGCGCGACCACCCCGAGATCAAGTTCGCGTTCTGCGTCGACGCCGGCGACGTCACCATGCAACTGGCGCCCTGGCAGCACATGACACCAGGAGTTCTCTACGTCGGGTACGAGCCGAAGCTCGTCTCAGACGACTGGATGACGACCCACCACAAGGCCGCCAGCCTCGCATCGTTCATGGTCGAGCAGGGACACAGGCAACTGCTGAACGCGGGCGTCCTAGGCGCTGACAGGGCCACGCTGATGGCGTTCATCCACGACCTGATCAAGGCAATCGAGGACAACGCCGTCGCCAGGCACGACAAGACTGAACCCCACGACCTGGGCATCGGGGACATGGCCGTGTTCAACCAGGTCGCCTGGACACGTTGGGCGGACAGGCTCGAATGGGGCAGCCAAGTGGTGACCGTGTTCAAGGCCAACGAGTCGAACACCTTCAGCTTCTTCCAGCACAAATGAGACTCAGCCTGATGGTCATGGCCCACACATCGCGGCAGGCAGAAGCCAGCGAACTGGCCCAGCGGCTAGGAGCACGCATCTCGATGGACGACGGCTCACGTGGTGAGACAGCCAACGGGGACAGGGCATGGGCAGCACACGACCCAGGCAGTGACTGGGCGCTCACGTTGCAGGATGACGCGCTGCCCATCGACGGGTTCCTTGGCCACGCCCTGGCAGCACTGGCGCACGCACCACCCACTGCCGTGTCGTTCTACGTGGGCACCGGCAGGCCCATGCAGCCTCGAGTAGCCAGGGCAGCGACCAAGGCTGACAAGAGCGGGGCAGCGTGGCTGTCCTGCTACCAACTGCTGTGGGGTGTCGCCGTGGCGATGCCCACCCACCACATCGACCACTTCCTTGCATGGGCGAAGGACAGGACCGAGCCCTACGACACCAGGGTGGGGGCCTACTGGCATGAGCAGGGGGTGCCCATCAGGTACACGTGGCCATCCCTAGTCGACCACGCAGATGGACCCACACTGCTCGCCCATCCCTGGGGTCCACCCAAGGCAGCACGCAAGGCGTGGCGACTTGGTGCTGCTGACACGTGGGACACGAACGTCGTGCCCATCTGATGGTCAAGGCACGCAAGGTGTGCGCCGAACCAGGATGTCCACAGCTCGTGGACACAGGACGCTGCCCAGCACACACCCCGCCGCCCTGGTCAACAGGTCGACACGATCAAGGAACACCATCACGAACGAGCACAACTGCTCACCGTCATTGGCGGCGATCCGTCCTGGCACGTGACAGATACCAGTGCCAGATCGCTGGACCGAACTGCACCCGCACCGCGACGGAGGCAGACCACTTCCTGCCCATCGCTTGGGGCGGCGCACCACTCGAACTTTCGAACGGGCAGGCCGCCTGCGCCACCTGTCATGCCGCGAAGACGAAACGTGAGTCTGCTCAAGGCAGATGGGGTGGGGGGTGACCCCCGATCAGCCCGCCTTAGCTACGGGAAGCTAAGGCGCTCGCGGTGTGTACGGGTTCGCCTTGACTTTGACCGGCCGGCGCGACGCCGGTCGGATGCACCCTTCGAGGACGCGCGATGCGTCGAGGAGTAGCCATGCCTGGACCGCCCCCGAAACCGGATGCGCAGCGCCGGCGCCGTAACGCTGTCGTCGCGATGACGCTGCTTCCCGCGCACCGTGAAGGGCCGCCGCCGCGGTGGCCGCTGGGCCGGCCGTCGAAGATTGAGTCGGAGACGTGGGCCGAGCTGTGGACTCTTCCTCAGGCCGCGGCGTGGGAGCGCAGCCAGTCGACGCGGGTTGTCGCCCGCTACTGCCAGCTGCTGCTGAAGGCTGAGTTCGGGAACGTGCTGCTGATGCCCGAGGTTCGGATGCTCGAGGACCGGCTTGGCCTGTCGCCGATGGCGATGCTGCGCCTGCGGTGGGAGGTCGCCGCTGACGAGGTGGACGAGAAGCGCCAGACGAAGACCGCGACACCGCGACGTCGAGCAACTAAGCGCCGGTTGATGGCCGTCGATGCCCCCGCGCAGGCGGGTTGACGGCTGGCGTGGACCCAAGACACCAGGGGAGTACCCGACCCTGGGTCATGTGGTGGCCGACTGGATCGAGGCCATGTGTGTCATTCCTGATGGCCGCGCCGCTGGTGAACCGTTCACGCTGACTGACGAGCAATACCGCTTCCTGCTGTTCCATTACCGGATCCGACCGGCGGCGGCACTCGACTTCTACAAGCCGTCGGCGGCGTTCGCGTACCGGCATTCGATTCTGGTTCGTCCGCAGAAGTGGGGCAAGGGTCCACTATCCGCGGCGATGATCTGCGCGGAAGCGGAAGGCCCGGTTCTGTTCGATGGGTGGAATTCACGCGGGGAGCCTGTCGGTCGCCCGTGGGATTCCCCGTGGATTCAGGTGGCTGCCGCGTCGGAGGATCAGACCGCGAACGTGTGGCGGGCTCTGCTTCCCATGATCCAGTCGGGTCCGCTGGCTGACTTGATCCCGGATACGGGTGAGACGCGGATCAACCTTCGCAGCGGTGGGTTCGTGGAACCAGTGACGGCGTCGGGGAAATCCCGGCTCGGGCAGCGGCTCACCTTCGCTGTGCATGACGAGCCGCATTCGTGGCTGCAGTCCAATGGTGGGTGGAAGCTGGCGGACACGCAGCGCCGCAACCTGGCCGGGATGGGTGGCCGCGCGATCGCCACGACGAACGCGTGGGATCCGGCTGAGAACTCCGACGCGCAGCGCACGTTCGAGGCGCACATGCCTGACGTGTACATCGACTACCCGAAGCCGCTCCCGGGATCGTTCCGGAACAAGCGGGAACGGCGCAGGATCCTCAAGCACGCCTACGGCGACGCGTACTGGGTCGACCTGGACCGCATCGAGGCCGACGTCGAGGAGCTGCTCGCGAAGAAGGACCCCGCCCAGGCGGAACGGTTCTACGGCAACCGGATCGTGGCCCTGTCGGACGCCTACTTCGATGGTGCCGTGTGGGAGCTGCTGGCCAAACCCTCGACCGTGGTTCCCGATGGGTCCGTTCTGGCGCTCGGCTTCGACGGCTCCCAGTTCGATGACTGGACGGCGATCCGGGCCCGCTGGATCCGCCCCGACGGCACCCTGTTCGGGTTCCTGCCCCGTTTCCTGGACGGGAAGGCCATGGTCTGGGATCCGTCGCGGCACGGCGGGGAGGTCCCGGTCGGTGAGGTGACCGCCGGTGTCGAGGAACTGTTCGACCGGTACGAGGTGGCCCGCATGTACTGCGATCCCCCGTACTGGCAGTCAGAGATCGACGCCTGGGCGGCGAAGTGGCCGGACCGGGTGCTGCGCTGGGAGACGTCACGGTCCAAGCAGATGTCCGCCGCACTCGAGCGGGTCCGCACCGACGCGCTGAAGGGCGCGTTCACCCACGACGGTGACCCGGACACGTTCACGCACGTCCGCAACGCCCGGTCAATCCGCCGGCCGGGTGGCCTGGTCCTGGTCGGGAAGGCCGGCCCCGACCGGAAGATCGACCTGTTCGTCGCCGACACGATCGCCCATGAGGCGGCCGCCGACGTCCTGGCAACAGGAATGCCCCGCACCCGTGAACGGACCGTCTATTCCTTCTGAGAGGAGGCCCGATGGCTGAGACCGACGACCTCCTCGAGCTGATCGAGCACTGTCGCAAGGACCGCGCGGAACTCGACCAGTGGGGGGACTACTACCACGGGGAGTTCGAGCCGCCCTACCTGCCGAGCACGAACCGTTCCGCGTTGTCCCGCGAGTACGGGGCGATGATGAAGATGTCGGCGTTGAACATCTGCGGGAACACGGTCGGCGCGGTCACGGACCGGCTTCGCGTCGACGGGTATCGCACGTCGACGGGTGAAACCGATGACGTGGTGTGGTCGTGGTGGCAGGCGAACAGCCTGGACGCCCGCCAGTCGCAGGCTTACCGTGACGCCCTGATCTACGCCGACGGGTACGTCAGTGCGACCCCGCCGACGGACGCGAACCCGGGGATCCCCACCTTGTGGGTGGAACCGCCGAAGAACCTGCTCGTCAAGACGGACGACGCGGACCCGTACACGATCCTTCGCGCAGCCAAAGTCGTGGGCCGGCGGGCGTGGATGTACTACCCCGACCGGATCGTCCGCCTCGAGCACCGTTCCGACGCGATGCCCGGTGACGAGTGGACCGTGACCTCCGTGACCGAGCACGCCGCGGGCGTGGTCCCCATCGTCCGGTTCCCGAACCGGCTGGAATCAGACGGGGAGTCGGAGTCGGAGATCGCGCAGATCGCCCCGACTCAGCGCCGCATCAACCAGACGAACTTCGACCGGATGATGGTGCAGAAGTACGGCACCTGGAAGCAGCGGTGGGTCGCTGGCATCGACGTGGAGAAGGACGAGCACGGCAAGGCGATCCCCCCATTCCGCGTCGGCATCGACCAGCTCGCCGTGTCCCCGAATCCGGACGCCCGATTCGGGGAATGGTCCGAGTCCAGCATCAAGGAACTCCTCGAGGCGATCGACGCGGACATCCGGCATGCGGCTTCGATCACGCAGACCCCGCCGCACCTGCTGTCCCCGACGTCGATCTCCAACATTTCCGCTGAGGCACTCGTCGCCCTCGAGGCCGGGCTCGCGTCGAAGGTCGCGACACGCCAGGCGGACTGGGGTGAGGCGTGGGAACGGCTCATGGTCATCGGTGGCCGAATCGTCGGTGTCGAGGTCCCCAACGACGCGGAAGTCGTGTGGGCGAACCTCGAAGCGCGGTCGCAGGCGCAGGTCGTCGACGGAGTCGTCAAGCTCAAGAGCATCGGTCTGCCGATGAGGCACCTCCTTGAGCGGCTGGGGATGACCCCGCAGGACATCGACCGCGCCCTGACCGAGATGGGTGCTGAGGCGATGTCCGCGGCCGCAGTCAGCGCCGCATCGTTTGGGATCACACCGCCGGCTGCTGATGCCCCGCCTGTCGCCTAGCGACGTCCTGGCCGCGTCCGCGTTCGTCGCACTGGAACTGGACCGATCCAAACGGCAGGCCCTCGCCGCTCTCGCACAACTGTGGAGGGTTGTCGACCCACGGGACATCCCCGGGACGCTGACGCCGGTCCTTCCCCTGATCGTCCAGGTGATGCATCAGCAGCAGGCCGCCGGCCGGGTCACCGCCTGGTCTCAGGCGCAGCTCGCCATTTCCGTCGCCGTGCCCGCTGTCACGCCTGGCACGGCGACACTGCCACTGTCGGGGACACGTGACGGCCGGATGCCTTCAGGTGCCACCTTCGAAGCAGTCATCGCCCCTACCACCTGGGGCGTGCTGTCCCGAATCGGGAAAGGCGCCACCCGGGAGCAGGCCCTCGACACCGGACGCCGCCTGGTCACGTCGATGGTCGGATCCGTCGGACACGACGAGGCGCGCGCCACCACCGCCGACGTCGTCCGCGGCGGCGGGCACGCACGAGTCGTCACCGGATACGCCCGGCAGGCCGAAGGGCCCACCTGCGACTTCTGCCTGACACTGGCCACCCGCGGGCCGGTGTACAGCGAGGAGAGCGCCGGCTTCGAGGCGCACGCCTTCTGCGACTGCAGCGTGTACGCCATCGCGATGGAGGACTTCACCGTCAACCCGGACGAGTGGGACGCGTATCAGCGGTGGTCTTCACGCACGCCACGCGGAGCCACCTCCTCTTCCGCGTCCCGCGCCGCCACTGGAACACCGTCCCGCGCCGCCACTCTGGATGCGCAGATCGCCTCCTATGACGCCACCTTGGCCGCCGGCAACGGAACCCAATGGATGCGGGACCAGATGCCGAGGCTGAATGCCGAACGAGACGCGCTGCTCAACGCGGCCGCATAGACCCCCGCCCCGCGATGGGGCGGCCTAGCAGGAAGAGGCCCGCGATGGACCCCGACAAGAAGGACACCAGCGAAGACGACGGCAGCACGAAGACTGACGACGGCGGCTCGGACGCGAAGGACGAGTCGTTGGGCGAGGCCGGCCTGAAGGCACTGCAAGCCGAGCGCGATGCTCGCAAGACGTTGGAGGCCGAACTCAAGGAGCTGCGTCCCCTGGCCGTCAAGGCCAAGGAGCTCGAGGACGCGAAGAAGTCCAACGAGCAGCGCAACGCCGACGAGATCGCCGCGCTGAAGGCGGACCTGCAGTCCGAGCGGCTCGGCCGGGCACGCGCCCAGGTCGGTGCCGCCAAGGGCCTGCCAGCCTCACTGATTCCCCTGCTGAAGGGGGAGACAGCCGAGGAGATGGAAACCCACGCCGACGAACTGCTCGCCGACCTGAAGGACAAGTACGTCCCGAAGACGACGGCGACATCGGATGACACCGGCGGCGGAGTCAAGGGCAAGCCCAGCAAGGAAACGATGGAAGACGACGACAAGGTCGCCGCTCGCATCTTCGCGAACGGCTGACACCACAACCGCACGGCATCGTCCACGGTGGCCGACCGCGGTCTGAACCCTAAGGAGTTACCGTGGCTAATACCTTCATGACTGACAAGGAGGCCGCTGGCCGCGTTGCTCGCATCGCGCTCGGAGTCCTCGCCCGCCAGATCGTGCTGCCGGCGACGGTGTACCGCGACGCCGAGTCCGACTTCTCCGGCCAGACCGGCGACACGATCACGATCCGCAAGCCCGCCGTGCTGACGGCTCGCACGTACTCCTCGCGTTCGAACCCGATCGTCAGCGATGACGTGACCGAGTCGGGCGTGACGGTGTCGTTCGGTGACCCGCTGTACAGCTCCGTCGTCCTTCCCGATGAGGCGGCAGAGTTCGAGGTCGTCGACTTCGCCGCGCAGGTCGTCGCACCGCAGCTCCGCGCGGTCGGGGAAGGCGCTGAGGAGAAGCTCGCCGACGTGTTCAACGCCTTCACCACGGCCGAGGACATCGCCGTCACCATCTCTGGTGAGACCTCCGACGTTCTCAACCGCATCGTCGATGCGGGAGCAGTCCTGAACACGGCGAAGGTTGCCCGCGCGAACCGGTTCCTCGCCGTCGACCCGGTCTTCGAGGCGCTGCTCCTCAAGACGGACCTCGTCCGCCGCGTCGACCAGTCCGGCACCGACACGGCGCTTCTTCAGGCGATCATCTCCAAGCTGTTCGGCTTCACGATCGTCGGCTCGAACGCCCTCGATGAGGGCACGGCCGTTGCCTACAGCCGGGAAGCGTTCGCGTTCGTGATGCGTTCGCAGAAGATCCCCCAGGGCGCCGTGATGGGCTCGAACATGTCCTACGGTGGCCTGGCGCTGCGCTGGATCCAGCAGTACGACCCGAACTACCTGCAGGACCAGTCGGTCGTGTCCGCCCTTGCTGGGGTGGCCACGCTGGATGCCACGCGGGCCGTCAAGCTCAGCGTCACCGGGTCCTAGAGGCCCCTCCTCGCCGTGGGGGGGCCCCCCTGGCGGGGCCCCCCCCCACGGCAAAAAACCCGCCG